TTTTTGCTCGAATGTTTCAGCCATTGGGCACCATGATTTTCACGTTGCGCAGGTAGTCGATCGCCATGCGCTGGATCTGCGGCGGCCGGTTGACGGTGAGATCGGTCTCAAACTTGATCCCGACCGCGCGCAGCCGCGGGCGCACCCAGCGCGCCCACGCCTCATGCGCGAGCGCAGCCGCGACAAAGCGATCGTCCTTGCGCCGGCCCTCGGCCTCAATCTGCCCGTCCTCGTAGACGATCGATTTCATTTCCTCGAGCAAGTGCATCGAGTTGATGATGTGGCGGCCGAGCTCGAAGCTGTCCTTGAACCCGGTACACATCGCGACCTTGTTCTCCGCCGTGGTGCGCCACTGATAGGCCAGATCCGACTGCATGCTGTCGGCGCGGCGATATAGAAAATGCCGCATCGCGTTGAGCACGTTGCGCAGATCCTCCTTGCCGGCCGGCGGGGTGCGCATCACGTCGGCGCGCAGATCGTTCAAGGCTTGGAACACGGTGGTGCCAGGCCCAGTGATTTCCAGATTGACCATCGCTCCCTGGGCGCCGTTGAAGTATCCGGCCAGATGCGCGAGTACCCAGGCGCACTGGTAGGTCGAGACGGTGGGGGATACGAACTCGGCAACCTGCACAAGTCGATCGGCATAAGCGCGAGCAACATGAATGACAGTGCGGTCAGCAGTATCACTGGAGCCATATGCCGGATCGCACCCCAGAACGTAGTGGCCATTGGGTTCGCTCTCCTCCCAGATCTTGAGCTCGGCGCGCGCCAACGGCGAGGCGACAACGCCGAGATCGGTCCACTCGTGACCGATGATGTAACGAAAGGGTTTTAGCGCCTGGCGCCGGGCGATCCGCATCGCGTCGGTCAGGCTCTCGTTGGTGAAGAACTTGGCGCCGGTGGCGACGAACGCATCCTCCTCGAGCCAGGGATACATCTCGTCCATCTTCATCTGATCGCCGCCGACCTCCTCATCGAGCTTCCAGCGGTACCAGGCGATCTGCCCCATGGTCACGTCGAAGTCGTAGCGCTCCTTGACCTGGCGCACGCGCCGGCGCTCGAGCACGGTCATGCGCTCGGCCTCGCCACCCGAGCAGTAGATCGCATAACGCGGGTCGTCGGTGGTGAAGGTGTAGAGCTCGCAGCGCCACCACCCGACAAATATAAAACGCTGGATCTTGCTGTCCTTCGCGCTCTCGACCATCTGCTCGAAAAAATTAAATCCGTTTGCCGTGCTCTCGTAGATCTGCAGCCGGTGCGGGTAGTGCGTCGACATCGTCGCGCGCAGCTCCTTGAGATCCTCCTCGTTGCCCCAGAACGCAACCTCGGTGCCGTGCAGGAAATTGAACGCGCCCGAGCGCCCGAGGCTCGAGGTGGTTTTTTCCTTCACGCCGGCGACCAGGTACTGGAACAGGCTCGAGTTCTTCAACACCAGCATCGAACGGTTGTGCTTGACGTAGCGCACCTTGTGAGTTTTCGGCAGGTTGGAAAAAAATGTTTCGATGATGTTGCGAAACTGATCGCGGGATTGCTCGGTGTGAGTGGCGAAGGCGCCGGCCAGACCCGAGTGCTCGAACGCCCAGAACAGATCCACCGCGATGAAAAATGTCGTCATCCCGAGTTGGCGCGATTTCAGGATTACGAACGTGGTGACGCCCTCGGCGATGCCGATGCAGATCTCGTCCAACACATAGAGTTGACTGCCGAGCATCTCAAACGGGATCATCCCATAATCCTTGGTGATGACCTTGAGCATTTTGCAGAAACCGAGGAACCGCTCGCGCGGAAATGGCGCCACCCGCGGCGCCGAACTAATGGAGGTGCTCATACTCATTCCGCAACCAGTACCAGCAAGTCAACTCGAACGTCGCGGCCTCGACCGGGTCGGGCCAGATGTCGATGTCCTCGTAGTACTCCTCCGCCAGGCGCGGCCCGTATTCGTAAGCAGCTGCCAACTTCTTGGGATTGCTGGTGTTGGTCGCAGCGTGGATCAGGTGCTTGGCGTAGGCTGCGCACCAGACGGATTTATCGGGGTGAGTATCAGTCGACATCCCTCGGGGGCCTCGCCAAACTCGATGATCACGCGGCGTAGGTAGCGGCGGCTATCGTTGCGAACAAAGCCGAGCCGGCGCGCGTAGTCGATAACGATTTTGGGCAGGTTGTCCAGATCCTCGGCACCCATCTTCTCGTTGATCACCAGGCGGGCCTCGAACTGACCGAGGATCGGCAGTTGGCGCATGACCCGGTGGGCGAGACCGAGCTTGTTGGCAGCACTCGTCCAGGCGTAGACCGCCGGCATCGCATCCCAGTTAATGCGGCGGGTGCGATTGACCGAGGGCGGCGGCGGCAGGTCGAGCGTGATCACGCCCGGCGCGAGCGTCGGTGCCGGCGGGAGCCGCGTTTCAATGTACCCGACGCCCGCATGATCGCCTGGCCCTTGCTCAACCCCCGTGCCATCGAGCTGTCGTAGACGTGTTGCCATTGTCGGGATTTCTTAGGTGTGTTCGCCTTGCGAGTGAATTTGCTCGCGGGCATAAATCACCTCCGCCGGCGGCCGCCCCGACCGGTGTGGCTTTCTTCCTCGTCGGGTTCGTCACTTGCTTCCGTCTCGTCGGCCTCCGTCTCGGCCTCTGTCTCGGCTACCGCCTCGGGTGCCATCAGTGCGGCCGGCGCGTGCTTGTGAACAATCAATTCCAGTAACTGTAGGAGGAATGTCGCCATGTACGACCATCGTTGCCACTCGCCGGGTTGCGCCTCCGGGGCGGATTGGATGGCCGCGATTACTCCGCTGTTAAGATCGTCCAGCTTCGCCTTGAGATCGCTCATGGGTGCTCCCGTTCCCTTCTGTCGCCGCGGTTACGGCGGTACCTATAACATGGTTCAACACCCTGTGCAGATCGACGGCGGGGCTGGCGGAATGGGGGGTAGCCGCTCAGTGCCAGCCGAGAGCCCGCGCGGCCCCACCGAAAAGTTCTGCGGCAACCCAAAACGCCAGACCCGCCGCGACAAGTCTGTTCCACATTGGCGAACCCAACGGGATCGCCGCCATGAAGAAACAGACAAACGCAAACGCCAACAACACCAGACCTAAATTAGCCATCGCTCCCTCCGGTCATGCCCGCCACCAATTAAAAATGATGCGGTTTTTCTCGATGCGGTGTGCAAGATACAACAATCTCACACAGATCCGGTTCAACGTGAGTTCGTACTCACTCACGACCGTTCCTCAACACATAGTACAGGAACCAGATCCCGATCGGGCCTTGCACGACACACCAGGCCAACGCAACGAGACCAGACAGCGCGAGGCTCAAGTGCTCGGGATCGTCCAGTAGCCACGTCATCGCGGCACGCGCCATTTTCCTTGGTAGTCGTCGTAGTTGATCTGCACACCGTCTGACTGCCGGTCAGCCACGCCGGCAGCGGGTTCCCAGTCAGCTTCACACACAGGGCTTGGACCGTGCCATAACAAACTAGCAAGTCGAACGGTACGATCACCGAGTACAGTACGGTGCTCCAACCTAAGCTGTAGAGGGCGACATAGAGTGTCGAGGCTGGGCTGCGATTGTATGCGCGCGCCACCACCAGGCCAGCGCATCGTCGTCGGAATAGCATGTGATAGGCGAAGCAAATCAGAACGCTGATCGCCTTCCAGTTGGTCGGCCACAAATCGCAAAAGGGCAGCGACAGCATCAGCACGATAGAACAGTTCACCGTACTCGCGAGCAGCTTCTGCGCCAGGCTGGTGGTCATTCATGGGGTTTTACTCCTCGCTTGCGGCGTCTCAAGTCGTAAGTCGGGTCGTGCGACCAGTGATCGGCGTGCTGCTCGCCGAGCCGATCGAAGCGGCCCATGTTGAGCTTGCATTGTTCGTGCAGCCGTTCTGCCGGCACCAGTGGATCCAACGCCGGCGAGACGTAGCCCGGCCAATAGACCTTGCCCGCGGGGATCGGCGGCACCGGGCGAACGCGCTTCATCCCTTGAGTGCCTCGTTGACCAGGTAGAGCATCGCCACCGCGGTCGCCAGCATCACCGCCGCGGCGATCAGGCCGACCAACAGATCGCGCCGCTGCCAGCTCATGGCATCGCGTGGTAGATCAAAACCTGGACGATGATGATGATGCCGAGAGCGACCAGGATCGCCACCGTGTAGTCGAGTTTCATGTCAAAACCCCAGCGTCGGCTCGAGCTCGGCCTTGAGCCGCTCGAGCGTGTCGATCGCCGCCTGCAGCCGAGCGTTCTGCAGCTCGGCATCGCGCTCGGCCAGCTTGTCCCTCGCGATCAACCCCGGATAGACGTGCTTGCGCATCGCCCGCTCGCGCTTGAGCTCGGAGATCTGGTCGCCGATCGGAACTACCAGCTTGATCATAGCGTCAGCGCCTTCACCGCCCACATCACCGCCTGCTCCAGCGACGTCATCGCCAGCGCCCGATAGCGCATTTTCTCGCTGACCGTCTCAGGATTGCTGCTGCCCAGGTCGACCTGGGTAAACATCTGCTCAAGCGCGTGGGCGCCGCCCTTGATGGCATCGTGCAGCGCCAGCTCCTCGTCGGTCAACTTGCGGAACCGCGGCCGGAACCGCGACATCGGTTGATCGGTCGTGCGCTGCGCCTCGGCCTCGGAACTATCAAACAACGGCATCAGCCACCTCCAGCGGGTCCAGCCACACCGTGATGCCGCCGGCACCATCCGGCTCAACCTTGCGCACCACGCAGTCGACATCCGCCAACAAACAACGCTCGCCAACCTGCGGTGAGATCCAGTTCCACGGGACGCTCGCGGTGCGGTGCGGCGCTATCAACCGCATCCGGGTCATGGCTTCGCCCCGCCCGACCAGGCCGAGGGATAATCCTGCGCCTTGAATAGCTCGCACCACCCGGCAACCGAGATCTCGCCCACCACCTCCGCGCACACACGAAGCCCGTCATAGTGCTTGCAAAACTCGCAGCGCTGCGAGGGGTCCATCGCCACGTCGGTGTAGGAAACCGATGCCTTCGAGCACTTCATGCCAGTGACCAGTGCAGAACAAGCCCGAGCCCGAACCAGATCAGCCACACACCGCCCAACGCGATCGCGATCCCGAGAATTGCTTGCATGATCGGCTAATCCTGATCAGTAAATCAAAAAGGCGGGGCGCGTGCTGAACACCGCGAGGGTCACCCCGATAAGTGACCGCTGGGAGCCTTGCGAGCCGTACCAGACGCCCCTGGGTTATTCGTCAGCGCAAATCTAGCTGTGCAAGTTTGAAATTGTCAATCGGCCAGAAAGTTGGACAAACCCCCATTGTCCAGCTTGACATCACGGAATTTGCGCTCTGTTCCTGATTTGAACCGCGTCCCGAACCTCCCACCCCGGAGCCGGCAGCGGCCACACCACCACCAGATCGCCCTCGTCAGGACACCAGCAACACGGCATCCCAACTAGATCCGGCGGCTTGAGCCTATCAAACTCCGCGCGCGTGACCCGAACCAACGGGAACTCCTGCGACCCGTAAATCGCGATCAGCTTCCGGTCCAGGTCAGCCATCAGTTCATCCGCCCAGGCAACGCCAGGTCGCAAACCCCACGCAACGCAACACTTAACCCCGCCTCAAATAACGCCCGCGCCGCCTCCGCGACCGAAATATCCGCATCGGTAGACTGCAAAACCCGCAGCAGCGCCCGAAACCGCGCCGCCTCCTCCTCGCCTAACGTGATGTTCAGCGTCACCATGACCAAATCCCGCAGCAAAAACA